TGTTGTGTCTTTTCCTGTAATTGGGTCGTATTGGTACCCAGCTCTCGCACTTGTGCCAAAAAGTTCATACGCTTCGACATTAGCAAATTCTTGTGGGTTTGCTTCTAATGCTTCAGCAAAAGACTTATCCATCATCTCAATAGAAAGTTTGAGCTGGGCAAACCTATGTTGAAGGTTAATTTGCTCATATTTAAATTTAGATAAAAGAAAAGGGCTCTCTTAGCCCTCTGTTTCATCCATAGAATTTTAAAATCAGTAGAGACAGGGAATGACCATCCTGTTTCCATACTTGCATCGTTACAAGCATTAGTATAATCATCCCCTTCAAGATAAGTACTCAAACCTTTAACTTCTTCTTCAAGCTTTTCTTCCATTTCTGTCTGAGTCATTCTTCTTTTTCCTCTTAACTATTTTTCGTTTTACTGGTTTTTTTGCTTTAGTCTTCAATTTAATCTTCGCTTTCAGTTTAGGCTTTGGCTTTACCTCAGGAGGAGCAGTTGTCGTTGTAGCCAAAGCCTCTTCTTTAAGCGTAGTTGTTGTTGTTGCTTCCTTCAGCCTCATTTTAGAAACAAGGACAGGCTTATTAGAAATATCCCGTCCTTGTTTCAAAATTTCAACTGTGCCTGTATCACAATAAATTTCGTTCAGAATATCTTTAGGAAGAGGAGCAGTTAAAACCATCCCCTTCTGCCAGACAACCTGTCCGGCTTTTAAAGTTGTTTTAATAAGGACTTTTTCGATTTTCATATCGATTGCCTTTCATTTACTGCTTATTATGCAGCAGTAGTTGTTGTTGTAGTTGAACTACTTGTAGTAGTAGTACTTGAAATAGTATCACCAGCAGTAGCTTTAACATCCAGAATATACATTGCATCCCTTTGATAAAGAATCGGAATACCTTTATCCTGAACACGAATATAAACTCCTTCAGGGTCCCACTTCTCATTCTTGTCAGTAAACTGACCATAATGTCGAGCAAGTCCGAATGGAGCTTCCTTATACTCAGCAATGGGCTGTCCATCAACTTTAGTAGCCATCATAACAAATTTATCATCTGGTATGAAGCATTTACCCATAGTGACATAATCCTCACTTGCTTTGTATGCAGAAGACAATCCTTGCGAAACCTGAATCATATTAGTTTCTGTAGTAATACCAAAAATAGTACGGTCTTCATACGTTCCAGCACTTGCATCATAGAAACGAATTGTCTGACCTGTTTCAAAGTCAGAAACGTCATCTACTTCAATATGGGACTGACCAATAGAAACAGAGGAAGTCAACCATGCACGAATCTCATAGCGTTCATCATAAATAACAAAATTCGGAATGTCCAAAAGAGCACCCAAAACTTTAGGATTCACACCAATAATATCATGCAGATTTCCTTTGTAGAGTCCACCGTCACCAAACGCATTCTTCTGAAGAATACCTCTCAGTACAGTATCATTTGCAAGATACTTCAAGACAGTCGAATTACAAACTGCTAAGTCAACAAGACCCCCACAGTCATCTGAAATCTTCTTTTTACCATCCTGAATATCACTGAGAATAGCTTTACTTCCCCCATTATCCCAGTTGTATGCTTGTGCAAGAGTGACTTTATGATCATCAGGAATAGAATAATCAATAGATATTTTAACTCCACCTTTAACAGCATAATCAAAACTGCCATTAAAAAGCATCTGAGCAAACATCCATTCTTTCCTTCGATTAGACCGGTTAGAAAGCAAGGCGAGTTCCCTTGCCAAAGTTGCAGCGGCACTTTGGTGTTCAGCAGTAGTTCCTGCTTTTCTCAAATTATTCAAGAATTCTTCATCAAAATACATCTTCTCTTTCCAATAGGCTGCCTCAGCAGAGTGTTCAGCAATCCCGTGGGGTGCTGTAGTTGGAGCAGGTGCTCCAGGTGGAACAAAAGGAGTCATCCCTCTTCCACCTCTCTGACTTTCCCACTTAACTGTACTGGATGGGGAAGCTGAAGAGCCAAAAATATTCATTAATATCAAATTCGGAGGTGACATAAAAGTTTCCATAAACTTCTGGAGAACTTCCAGCCTCAGAATTGATATATTACTTGAACCTGTAGGCATAGTAAATCACCTCCTTATCTAATATATATATATTGACCATAAGCTGTTCCTGAAATATCAGTAAGCGCAGCAGAGTCAACATTTGTTAGCATTCCATTATAAAGCACACAATTACCAAGAATCATAGTAGCTAAAGCACCTTTCGCTAAAGTACCTGTTCCTGTATCCACTGTTTTCTCAAGGATTCCAACACAAGTAGTATATCCTTCAACAGCAATATATCCAAATCTGGCAGTCGTAAAAGCTGTACCACCAATTGCAGTAGTAAATGTAACTTTTGCCATATTTGTATATGTAGTGCGATCAATTGCCGTAATAGCTCCAAGGTTCTCAGCAGCAGTTGTATCATCTTCAATATAGATATCATCCCCTACTTCAAACTTATAACTATCATCCAGTGTTACATAAACAAAGGAATCAGTTACTCCTGTATTAGAAACCAGAAATGCAGCAGCAGGACGAACTAACTTTCCTGTTGGTGCAGCATCAGGGTCATAAGGAAAAACTTTTGCTCTCTGACCACCAGCAGAGCCATTTAAGGCTAATGCAGTTCCCTGCTCTAACTTACCATAACCTGCCATAAGTGTTACAGGAACTTTCAGAGCTGCTTCTGGTTCAGAATAGTACAGACGTTTATAGTCTGTCTGTAATCCATAATTAACTTGAGGTATATCCATAGGCATAATAACTCACCTCCTTTATTCTTTTTCCAAAGGTTTTTCACCAACCTTTTGTCTTAACATATTAACATCATCATCAATACTCTTCTGAGTTTCAGCTAGTGTAGTCTTATCGACTTCCTTTTCCGTAAATCCAGAACCAAGAACCTTGGAAGTAACACCTTTGCTCTCCCAATCCTTGATTTCAGCACTGACAGCTTCCTCAAACTTCTCGACATCAAGAATACCCTCTTCAGTGAATTTTGAATGAGAAACATATGGACGCACTTTGACGTACATACTCTCAGGAATATCACTTTCAGACAGCTTCTTTGTCCAGACGTCATCAGCAGATTTTTTCAGCTCATTTTCAGCACGAATAGTCTCTTTCTTCTCAAGACCAAGAACACGCTCAGTAAGCTCCTCATTCTCTTTAGTCAAGTCTTCCTTTTCCTTAGAGAACTCAGTTTCCTTCTTTGCAAGCTCTAATTCCACTTCTTTTTTTGCTTCAAGCTGAATTTCCTCTACCAATTTAGGGTCAACTTTCTCCCTATCTTTAATTAATTCTTTCGGCATAGTTGTCACCTCCTTATCCTTTTTAAGTTTAAATTTAATTTTTGTCTCTTCTTGAGCCAAAATTTCAGTTTCTTCCATATCTATCTCAACTTCCTCTTTTGAGAAAGCTGTTGCATTTGTTTTACTATCCCATCCAAAAACACAGACAGAAGCTTCTTTCAGCTCCCATTCACGAAAAACTGTTCCGGGACCTTTGAGAGTTATTCCATTCACTTTTACAGAAGCACCCTCAGATAATCTTTCAACCACTGTTGGATTAGCATAAACAGAAGATTGATAAGGGAACCCTTTAGCAGAAAGTTTCTGAAACTCAGCACTGACTTCTGTATCAACAAACTGTGTCTTATCAGGATTAATTTCAAGTTTTCCATTATCTAAAATAGGTTTTCCTGTAAAAGCAATTTTCCTGTGTGTATCGTGATTTTCAAGAATAGGGAATTTAGCTGCATATTTTATCCCACTTAAATCAAGAGCTAAATCCCCCCAATACCAGTGGTCTTTTATAATTCCCCCACTATAAGCTACCATCTTCAATTTAGGCTGCTTATCATCTCCTTCACCAAAAAATTCAGTAAAAGCATTACATCCTTCCCCTATCTCCAAAACTCTTAATGCCCCTCTCGGAACTTTTTTCGTTGCCATGATTACTTCTCCTTTTTGGGTTCCTTCTTAACAGGCTTTTTGCCCGGCTCTATCTTTTTCTCCTGAGTCGATTCAGCATCCACACCCATTTCATATTCAAGTTCAGGATATTTTTCATCCTCAGTTGCTTTCTTCAATCTGAGTCGTCCATAACCACCAAAACCAAGACGCTTTGCGACTTCAGAGTTGGCAATTCCTGCTTGTTCCGTAATGGGACCATGCTTGACCCCAAGCAGTCCTCTTGCTCTTCCTTCAAAATCAATCGTTTCAGATACAGGATAAGATATTTCTATCAACTGCTCTGGTCGTTTCTTTACACTTCTAAAAATTGGTTTTTTGCTCTTATCAAAACCAACTGCTTCTTTCATTGAAAAGAATTTAGGGAACTTTCCAACTTCACCTTTTAAAAAGAACACAGCACTCCAGAAGTCATATTTCAACCATCTATCAAAATAAGCTATTTCATCAGCAGTCCTATCAGACATCGGTCCCCTTGATGCTTTTACAGAAGCATATGTTCCTTTATTCGTTCCTGTAAGAATATCATCAGGCTCATTTAATCCACTTGCTATCATTTGAAGAATGTCTGTATCTTGTTCCTTAATAGATGTTAGATTAGGATTCCTACATTCCAGAGTAACACCCGGAGGAAGGATCAAAGAACCGCCTGGTGTCTTTTTTGCTAAAATACCAGTTTTTCTTTTATCTTCCTTAGACAGACCAAGCCATGTTTTGTAAGCTCTTGCATCCTCCATTTTAAAAACCCATAAATAAGAGCCAGACGATTTTTTATGGTCAATCTCGTATTTCTTCAAATTTTCGTAATGATTTATCCATTCTATTGTAGTTCTAAGATAAGAAATAGCTCTGCGAGTAACAAAGCCTTTATCAAAAGAAACAACGAATTGATTGAATCCTTTGAACTTTTTAAAGATTTTCGCTCGACTTTTGCTCTTAGATTGTAGTTTTGAGTTAAAATGTTTGTTTTCTGAAGCTTTTTTGATTAATTCAGGGTATCTTGCAATAAAAATGCTTGGTATTTGTCTTTTTTTACCTCCTTCTACGTCTATTATGTAAAAAAGAGGCATTATCGTCTTATCAGGGTGAAAAATGATTCCAGAGTCCTTATCTCCACTTGCAGAGAGAACAGCAGGGTCTAAGAAGTCCACTTCAACAAAACCATCAGAATGACAAGTTAATATAAGGAATAACTCTCCTTCAATGTTCATTCTTCCAATATACTTAGGCCAAAAATTATAAAGGCGATTTCTATGGTCTAATTCAACCTCTTCAATCGCCTGTTGGATATCAAATATCTCTGATGTTGTCTCAAACCCCAATCCTGTGAGTCTTCCTACAAGACCTCTTACTGAAGTGTTTATATGAGGGTTTTTATGGAATCTACGAAAACATTCTTCCTGTAACACCTTCTGAGTAAGAGAACTGTCTTCTTTGCTCACTATACTGGATGGGGAAAAGCCATCTTCATCCTTCTCTCTAGCAGCTTCCGCACCATATTGCCATGGCATAGAAAACTGGATAGAACTCAGAACATCTTCTGGCATTTCATCCAAATATTTACAAATTTCCTCTTGATTCATTTTCATAAGGCAACCCTTTATATCAATTTTATTTCTTTGTCAAGCATAATCGCCTAACAGTCCAGTTTGAGGCATAAAAGAACCAAAGAAAGTTACCTTCCCTCTTGGTCTAAAAACATCTACACCAAACGTCTTTCCACCATACATAGTCCATGCAGATGAGAAGATAAAATCATCCTGTATCCCATATTTCTCCATCTTCTCTCCACTTCCAAACCACTTCTGATCTAGATGATGGTCAAAAACTTCCATCTCTTCATCTCTTATATCTTCCTTCTTTGAGCCTGGTATCGCTAATGAAGGACACTTCCATCTGCCTTCTTTCACAGACAATAGAAGTTCCTTAAAAGCTTCCTTCTGTCTTTCATAGTTAGGATACACAGCTTCAAATATAATATCTCTATCTTTGCACCAGTCCTCAAAAATCTCTAATCTGTAACGCTCACCACAAAAAACATCAATTCCATCAAACTCTTCATGAACTTCCTCAAGTATCTCTTTAGCAATATCAGCAGAATGGTTTTTAATAAGAATTACATGCAGCATAAAATAAATATATTTTGGAGCAGTATCTTCATCTAAAAAAGTAAAAGGTCTTGAACGACTTCCGGGAAGTCCTTTTGCTATAACAGTGATTATCGTCCTGGCAAGTCCTCTAACAGCTAAAGGATCACCAAAATCGGCTCCTGTTAATATTGCCCAATCAGTATCAAACAAATTACTTAGTTCCTCTAAATCATTTATTGTTGTCATCCGAGTCCCACCATATCCATCCTTCAAAGAATAAACAGTGTCCAGCATTCGGAATCTTGAATAAATATTAGATATCTTTTCCTCTGTTTCTATTACACCATCTGCAAAACCCTTTTCCTCTACTTTCTTCACTACTTCTATAAGATGTGTTTTTTCTTTTAATAGTTGTGTTATCTTGTTCTGGTTCAACAACTCTCCATCTACCCCTATTATCTTTGTTCCTTCAATCATCTCATCTGTGAATATCCTCTGCATTCCTGCACTCCACAGATTAAGGAAATAACGCTCATAATCACCAAAAGGAAATTTAGCTTTATAATCAGAAAGCTGAACTTCAGTCATATTAGGGTTCCAGTAATCATCCAAACTGCCATGCTTTGAACACCTATAGGAAAAATAGACTTTCTTTGTTTTTCCTTTCCTTGCATTTTCATACAGAGTATAAAGAATATGTGTTTTTTCAGATACAGTAGAATCAATGACACCAAGAGCATTTGGTATGTTACGAATAGAACCATCAAGCTGTGTATAGAACTTAGGATTCTTCATATCAAATATTTCTGAAAAAGTGTATCCAGTAATATTTGATACAATACCAGTAAAGGATGATATAGAACGAATTAATGAACGAACATTGCCTTTAGAGTCTTTAATACGGATTTCTTTCTCTTGCAGATTCTTCTTTCCACCAACTATCTGAAGCAGCTTTGGACTAAATGCAATAATATCTCTCATAATATCAAAATGCACAAACTTAATCTGGTCTTTAGAATTGGCACCAAGCATTATCTGTTGGCGAGGCCAGTTAAAGAACTTCCATAACTGAATCAGACAGGCTATTAAACTTTTTCCCTCTCCACGTTGCCAGCAGAAAACAAGCATAGAATAGACAAATCGCTTGTTTTCCATCCTTAAACCTTCTTTCAAAATTTTGTGCTGGTTCTCCCATATGGACTTATAGGATTTTCCAGTATCAGGATTTACTGTATCAGGAAGATTACCTATTGGATACCATATTGCAATGTCTGAGCCTTCAGGATAGATAGGAACAAAGATAAAATCATTGCACCACTTTATCATTCCCTCTCCACCATCTCTATAATTTATTTTCTTAGGAAGTTCTATTTTTTTTCTTTTTTTAAGCATTTTATTCCTTTAATAAAGAATCAATTATCTTAATTGTTTCTTTGTGCAAAACCATTCTCCCTTTGTTTTTAGAATAAAAAATAAAAGCTGTGTCATTAAACTTTCTACCCATAGCTCTCCAATCACAAATCATTTGAATTATATATTTTTTTGGCATTTGTATAGGCTCCCCTTTTGAATCAACCCAATAATCCCAGTGATGTTTGTTTCTTCGATAATGGAGTAACCAAGCTTTATCAAAAAAACAACCTTTACCATCACCATAAAACTTATTAGTATAGGGGAAAAACTCAGATGGAAGAAACTTAGACAGGTCATGTGTAATACCATGCCATATTATCTTTTCATTTATACATTCAATAAAAACGTACCACTTATGTTGTATTATATATTTAAAATATTCCCAATATT